AGGTATTGGTTGCCGTCCGTACTCTCAAAAGTGTACGAAACAATGTGAGACCCTGGGGTTATTTTGTGGTCAATTCCTGACACGATGAGCGTCTGTGTTTCGGATGTGGGTGTGCCGGTATTGAATGTTTTCTTGACCGACACAATTGACGTCAGATCTATTCCCAAAATGATTGACCATTGGTCAGAAGTAAGAGCTGCAAGTTGCGTCGATAGTCCGGTGAACCGTAGGACGGGGTTCATGTACTTTCCGAGAAGGTACGCGCCTAGACCGTTGACTTCTGTTGTTGTTGAGTTGAGCAGGTTGAGCAGGTTGTAGTTCTGTGACTGGTAAAGCGCGATAGAGGTTGCGTTGGAGTTTATTTGTGCAGCTCCTGCGGGGGACTGAGTCACGATGTAGTTGTAAAGCAACTCGTCTCCAAATTGGTTGATCAGACTCATCATTGGAAGGTCGGTGCCGTCACTGGTAAAGGTCGCTCCTGCAACAGGGTTGAGAACACTCGACCTTCCCTTGAAGGTCAGGGTTCCGCTTGCTGAGTTGTAGAGATACCCCTGCTCGGAGGTGTTGACTAGCTGCAGATAGTTGAGAAGGTTTGTGTCTTGTGCAACGGCGTAAGCCCCGAGGGTAGACGACCCTGTGCCGATAGACCGTGCGCCCGTGTAGTTAATCTCTGGCTGATTGAGAGCGTTGTCGATGCGGACTCCAGTCGTCTCTGCTGACGGTGTCCAAGCGTTGAGAACTTGGTTGGCGAGTGTCCCGAAGTTGTCAACACAAGCTGCGATCATGCGGTCTTGGTTTGCTAATCCGTAGTCAAGGTTCCAGTCCTGGACGAATCCGGTGTAGATTGGGACGCCGTTTGCGTTGATGATGATTGGCGAGCGGGGAAGTATCCAGGGATAGTACGGCGACGAGGCGTTCAAGGGGTCAAGAATTCGACTGTTGTTGTTGAACATCACTTGAGCGGTGCCTGCGTTGAATTGGTCTAGTTGGCGTTGACGTCCTCGCTTGATGTTGACGGACATGACAAGACTCGAGAGGTCTGCGTAGGCGATGCCTCCGAGGGTTCCGCGTCCTGCCGTGTCGAGTACGCCATAGTAGGCGTCGTCAAGCTGAAACGGTGATCCAAATCCTGTGGTCGTTTGAAATCCGACTAGGACTTGAATTGTTGGGACGGTCATGCTGCGGGGGCGAACACGACGCCCGAGTTTCGTTGAGCTGCAAGTATCGCGTCGATGATGTCCTGACCAAGCGACGCGGGGGATGAGATAAGTCCAGCATTGATTGTTATGCCAGGGTTGAAGTCAAGTCCAAGTCCTGAGATGCCTCCACCGAAGCCGAAGGACATATCTCCAGAGCCTCCTCCGCCAGTAATCACTGGAGGGCTTGTCACGCCTTTTTTCTTGATTGAAGGAATAGTTGCGACTGCTCCAGGGTTAGTGACCGGAGCAATATTGAACAGACTTTCCGCTTGCTGAGTGCTTACTGGATAGGTCGTCTGAGGTGATGATTTCATGAGGTCAGCAAACGATGGAAGTTTTTTGACTGTGTAGTTGCCCAGGTCGCCTGTGCGCAAGAAATGTATGGCAGCCATAGGAATTGCTAGTGCAGCTTGAACGCCGTTAACGAAGCCAATGATTGCGTCATAGATTGAGGCGAACGTATTTGTCATGCCCGCGGAGTTTGTCCCAAGTGAGACGATTTCCATGTTGAGTTGTTTTATCCCGCCTGCTGCGCCACCGAGACCGAAAGCCTCAGAAATGCGAACTGCGGACTCGCCAAGTTGCGTCAAAATTGGAAGGACTTTGTAGCCGATGGATTCTTGGAGTTCGCCCAGGGTGATTTTGAGGCGAGCCATAACACCTTCGTAGGTTTTGGCTTTTTCAGCTGCTGATCCGCCAAATCTGTCCTCGAGCATCCCCTGGACTTTTTCGAAGCCTGCAGCCTTCAAAGTTGCTGCGTCATACCCGACCCCAAGTTTCGCGAGAGCCCCATAGGAGCCCTCCTGAGCCTTTGCGATTGCGTTTGCTGTTGCTTCTACCGTTTTGCCTGTTGACGCGCTCAGGTCGAGGCTGAGGTTGAGGAGGTCTTGAGCCTTGCTGACGTCTCCTGTTGCCCTGACGAGGCGACCGAATGCCGGACGAAGTTGATCGTCAGCGACTCCGACTGCGCGTTGAGTTTTGTCAATGTATGACTCGACGCCTTTGATTTGGAGATCTGTGGCTGTGGTTGATGACCTGATTGAGTTGGCAAGTTGGACTTGGGCTGCTTGGTCTTCGGCTGCTGCTTGTGCTGCCTTGAAGAGAACTCCTGCTGCAACGGCTGCGCCTGCTGCGAGAGCTGCGAAAGCGACGACTGCAACTTTTGCTGCTTGTTGTGCTGCAAAGCCAACCTTTTCGGTGTTTGTTTCAAGGTTCTTAAACTCGTTGAGTGCCGACTTGATTCCTTTGCCGTCAAACTCGGTGATGATGGGGATTGCAAGTGCCATTAGTTGAGTTCTCTCTGGACAGTGTCCATTGCGTTATTGACTGCCCTTAGCATTTCACGCTCGATGTCGTTGCGCTTGCGAAACACTGCCGGACCGAGGATTCTTGTATGCCCCGGACGCAGATGCCCAAGCGAGTCTCCGAGGCTGTTGGAGTGGGTTCGCCCTGCTGCTTCAAATACCGCAGCTGCCACGTTTGTCTGTGTGATGTAAATGAGCGACACCGCTTCGCGGCTGGCGTCGACTTTGAGTTTGACTCCTGACACTGCTCGAGCAACTGAGAACGGGAATATCTTCTTGCCGTCTTGCTGCCATTTACGAGCCATACCCGAAAGTGGAATCTTTGTGTAGTCGCGTTGTACTTCTTGGATAGCGGGTTGAGCAATACGAGACGCCTCCTGGACAAACTGTTTACGCAAGCCAGGCTCAACCTTGTTGAGAGACCGAATGGTCTCCTTGAGTCCTGTCACTTGAATAGTTGTGTTCGTTGTCATCGTCTGCGCCGTGACTCTTTCTGTTGTTCGTTCATTACATCGACCACTGTAAAGAGATCGTCTGTGTCGAACGGGATGTCGCGATTCCAGTATCCGGTCGCGACAAGCACTTCGGCTAGTGACCGGCGGAAGCTGCCGGTTCGGTAGGGTTTCCCTCTTCCGTCCCAACGACTTCGACTTCTCGGGTTTTTTTGATGAAATCATCAAATGCGAGAGGTGTTGGAATGTTTGCCAGTTTTGATGATTCGTAAGCAAAGAAGGCAAGGTCTTCTGCGCCGATTCCGTTAGCAAGGTTTGACGCTTGCTTTTTGAACTTGCGTTCCCATGCGACCACGACGAAGAGATTCGTTGTGACTTCATACGGGTCGCCTTCTGTCGGGTGGACTCTTAGTTGGATTTTCATTGTTTCCCTTTTTTTTGCTATTTACGGAGTGATGTCTCGTACCCAAGTACCGTTTACAAACGACACAGAGGCAACCGCGAGGGTTCCCACGGTTGACATGATGACTGGAGCGCCCGAAAGTGTGGCATTCGTGATTGTGTACTCAGGGTTTGATGCGGTCTCTGATGTTCCTGATGGGGAAACGGCGATTGTGCATCCGCCAGCTGCAACGATTGCTGCAAGAAGTGTTTCTACTTCGCCTACGCCGTAGGACAAGAAAAGGTCGAGGTTGACTGACACCGTTTGAAGACCATTTGTTCCGCGATGTCCAGAATCAGCCAGACTAGTGCTGTCCAAAATGTCGTAGCCCACTGTGACTTCACACTTAGAAAGTTGATCGCTGACGTCGATGATTGACCCGCCAGTAGGGGTGATGTTGCAAGTCGCGTTAGCGAGGAATGTTGTTGTTGCCATTGTGGCTCCTTAGTTTCTCCGCACGGCGATAGCCACCGTGAGATCGTATGTGGGTATGTCTTGCCCGCCGTAGAACGCGTTGCCTGGACGGGCGTCGGTTACTGCGATGGGCGAGTTCATTATTGTGTCAACGGTTGTCATGAGATAATCGCCGGAGTCCTGATTGCCTGGAGGAGCAGCCAAGACTCTGACGGGTATCCGAAAGTCGCCGACATTGTAAGTGAAGGATGTCATGACGGGTAACTCAATCATGACTGACATTGGGCGCGCGTTTCGGGGATCTGTGACGGGTTTGAGACCGAGGGCTGTGAGCTGCGTTTTGATTGCGTTCACGGCGTCGACGAGGATTCCTGTTGCAGCCATTAGGCGACCTGTGGTCTTCCGCAGCCAATAAGAGCCATGATGCGTCCCATAGTTGACGGGATTGGAATGGATGACATTGCGTCGAATGAGGCGAAGGAATCTGCTGATCCGCGCTCACGATAGAGCGTTGCTGCGTACATTATTGTGCCGAGTTTGATGTCGGCACCTGGCACTGTGGACTGTGAGTCGGTGTATCCAGCCTCACGACGCTTGCGGAAGATGTAGTTGTTGGCTGCGTTGACGCAGACCGTGATAAACGCAGTGTCGTTAGCAGTGGCGACGTCAATGCCGAGCCATGAAGTGACATCAGCTGCCGTGATCCATGAGACCGACGGTGTGAAGGTGACTGTGCCGGTAGCAGGAGAACGAGCGAAGTCGACGCCTGCATTTGCGTAGCAGAACTGGTAAAGACGAATGACATTGGAATCAAAGAGAAGG